GGGCCGGTCTGGCGGCTCATCCAGACGCCACCAGACTTGGGTGGCAGGGTCAGCAGAACGCCTGGGCTGAGAAGGATAAAGAGGACAGCTGGCACAATCAGGTCAGCTGGCGTCATGGTCACACCGAGCACCTTGGTGCCGATGATCCAGTAGACCAGGGACAGGACAACTGCGTGGATCAGGACTGACTGCAGGGTCATCTGGCCCCCGAACAGCTTCAGTGAAGGCAGAGTAAGCAGAATGCCAGGGCTGAGCAGCGCGAACAGCAGTGCTGGGGTGAGAACCTTGGGACCGGTAATGTCAATCATTTATATGTACTCGACATAATTATTCACCCAAGCGTAAAAGTTTGCTGGGCAAACCCGGTCGGTAATAACTTGAATTTTCGAAATGTCATTCCAGATGCACTGCTGCCATAGAGCCGGCTGGTCCTCCGTATACCACATATGTGGTGAAAGGACAAAACTGACGAAATCTGGAAACCCAGCTGTAATTTTAATGTAATTTTCATCTAGATATTTACGAAGATACATCCAGCCGTCCAGCAATTCCTGTGAATACATGTCCTGCCAATCTTCGGGATGCAATTCGAGATCGAAATCATCCTGGTCTTCTTCGTGTTCAAGACCTGCGTTGTACTCATAGTAAGCATCACGCGAGTACTCGTCATTGATACCCATTTTACTTATCTATTACTCGGTCATAGCCTTTAACCCAACAACGGTCACTGAAGACTTTGAGGCAACTGGAGCTGCGTCAACAATGGACTGGAAAGCACCCTCTGTACGTACTTCATCACCACTAAAGTAAGTCAAAAGGCCCTTCTTGATGACTTCCTTGGTGATGCCACCCTTGGTCTGTTTAGTATTAAGATTGACCTTGACCTTATCATGGACCCGGACTGTGTCAATCTCGTGCGTTTTCATGTGTACAGTGACGAACTCGCGGAGGTCCTTTTCGCGCTTATTAAGCACTTGGAGATCTTTGCGAGCTGATGATAGTTGGGCTTTAAGAGCCACCCACTCTTTCATAGCCGTTTTAAATTGCTCGTCAGCCATTTATCAAATTGCTGACGATTTTTTTAAGCTTATATTTACTGATACTCTGGGGAAATCTCGAACTTGGGACGCATGGTGTCTGGGGGGATGGTGCTCAGGTTGAAAATGGACACTGGCTCGCGTGGGTTGACTGGCTCTGAGCGGAACTGCAGATTGGCGTTGCGCAGCACACCACCGACAGTCTCTGGGTAGCCGATCTGGGAGCGTGGGTCCAGGTAGTTCTGGCCGCTCATGATCTGATCTGGGCTGAACTGACCAAAATCCTCAGTGGCCACAACCTCGCGAGGGATCAGGCCAGCTGAGGAAACCACGCCGGTTGAATAGTCGGTCGCTGCTGGGGCTGCCGCAACTGCTGAGGCTGCCGCCGAGAAACCAGCGGGGGCGGTAGGGGCGTACCCGCTGCACTTGGGGGCGAACAGAAGATACAGAACAACCACCGCCAGTATTAAAATTGCCAGACCCTTGAGATCCATTTATATTAAATGCGGATAATTTTTTGGCTCAGTCCGACTGGACCAAAGTTTAGTCGACATAATCTGCTGGGTCATCCTCAACCTCCTCGGGGTCGTCTGTGAACAAATAATCCTTGGGAAAATCCGGAGCCTTGGGGGCACCTCGGACGCGTACCTGGATCGCACGCCAGATTGGACCGAATGATTTCTTCAGGAACCACAGACCTGCCAGCTCGAACATAACGTCACAACGGGTGTCAGCCTTGATGTCCTGAAGAGCGACTGAGTTCTTCTGCCGATCAAAAGCCAGTGTTACAATCTCACCCTTGATGGTTGCCAGTGATGAACTCAGAACACCGTCCGTGATGCTCTCCTGGTAAGCGCTGTTGATGGTCTCGTCTGAAAGCTCCTTACCGAACCACTCTACCTTTGACTGCTTGGCATGGGCAAGGATCTCCTCGTCAATGGTCTGGAAAATGTCAAGACCCGTCTCCACCTTGAAATTTACAGACTTGCCCACAAGGTCGTCCTGGAGAAGCACGTCATTCACCTGACGGCGAGCACCATTAATCTTCAGAAAGTAACGGCCATCTGGGAGCTTCACAGGCTTGGTGAACTCCATTATACTAGTAGGAAAAATCTTCTTTAATGTTAGATGAACGCATCAAGTAACTGTAGCGTGGAATTTTTGACAAGATATTGCCAGTGTCTACCTGATGTTACTGATCCTGGTCAGGTTATATGTGGTTATGTGAACCGTGAAAATGGCCTGGTCTACCCATGCGAACCTGGATGCTGTGCCCCAACCTGTGGTTCAAAAATCGGACTCATGCCCAGAATTGGGCTTGAATTCAGACCGTCAGCTGGTGTTCTACCTCCTGATTTCAATGTGAATTTAGTAACAAGTGACAAACCAACAGAAACTCCTGGAGCTGCCGAATTCTTTTCATGGATGAAACGTGAAGGTGAATTCTCCTGGCTAACCCTGTTTAAACTCTTTTTGGCTCTTCTTGTGATTGTTTTAGCATCGCTATTACTGGCTTAAAGGAACGATGCCACCATATAGTATAAATGGCTGCACCACTGACACTCGAGGACCTGGCAAAGGAGATCAAGTCTCTGCGCAAGGACGTTCGCAAGATCCGCCAGCACCTGGAGGATCCCAACGGCGAGAAGGCCAAGGCTCGCGCCGCCAGCAATGGTTTCAGCAAGCCACAGGTCGTGACCGAGAAGCTGCGCAGCTTCCTTGGTCTGGCGGCTGATGAGAAGATCTCCCGTGCTGATGTGACCAAGCGCATCAGCGCCTACCTGACGGAGAAGGGCCTGAAGAACGGCAAGAACATCACGCTGGACGCCCCACTGAAGGACCTGCTGAACCCCCCAGAGGGCATTCAGGTGACCTTCATGAACATCCAGAAGTACATCAGCCCCCACTACGTGAAGGAGCCTTCCGACAAGGTCGCCAAGCCAAAGGCCCCCAAGGCGCCAAAGGCTGAGACTGCCGCCGAGCCTGCCAAGGATAAGGCTGCACGCCCAAAGGTCGAGAAGAAGGTTGCCAAGGCTTAATTTTTCCGTGTAATATAATATAAATGGGTCGTCGCGATAATGGAGGAATTGCCGGTTCTGGAGTTTTTGGACTTTTCGGTTCAACGGTCAATTGTGACGCTAATAACACGTCATTGTACTGCACTACAATTAAACTGTTCAACATTCTTATGATTTTATTCGTTCTGTACTTTTTGTACAAGGCGTTCGTCAGTAAGAAGTAGCTTAAAACCTTGGTGCCTAGTAACATAAACAATGGAACCAGCGCCGACACTTGATGTTTCACTAATAAATTCACTTGTCGGAACAAAAATTAAAAACACAGACTTGTATCAGCGCGCGCGCACGCACAAGTCAGCCCTGAAACGCTATTCAGGACTGACTGGTTCGTACGAAACACTTGAATTCATGGGCGATTCCGTCCTAGGATTTATCATTACTAAACACTTATTTGATCAATACGAAAAGGAGCAAGAGGGGTTCCTTACAAAAGCGCGGACGAAGATGGTCCGAGGTAAAACTCTGTGCGAAATTTCTAAAAAATTAGGACTTCATGAGCTTATTTTGATGGACGAAAAGGGTCAGCGTAACAGCTGGAACACAAACCCTAACATCATGGAGGATGCGTTCGAGGCGCTTGTTGGTGCCATCTACCTTGATCTCGGCATGATCCATGCGAAGCGGTTTGTTCTTGACGCCTTTACGAAGGTTGAGACTAATTTGACTGATGACAATTACAAAGATCAATTGATGCGCTGGTGCCAGGCTCTTAAGATGCCCCTTCCGGAATACAGGATAATTGGCAACACAAATGGTATGTTCTGTGTGCAGTTGGTGGTTGACGGTCTAGAGTGCGGTTGTGGCTTCGCAACCTCAAAAAAGGAGGCTGAACAGAATGCGGCACAATTACTACTTAAGACGGATATTCGATTTAAAAATAAGCAGATCCCAACAAATGGATCCAAAAATCAAGGAACTGATAGAACGGACGTACCACGAACAGCGGAGCCCCGAGTGGCTTGCGCTCCGTGAGAATATGCTCACCGCAAGCGACGCCGCAACTGCTCTCGGTGTCAACCCATATGAAACACCTGATGGACTGTTGATAAAAAAGTGCGGTGGCCGTAAGTTCAATGGCAATGAAGCAACTAACCGCGGCACGATACTGGAGCCCATTGCTCGTGACAAGTATGATGCCATGTTCAACCGCAAAAGCCACGAGATTGGGCTCGTCCAGCACCCAAAGTACCCCTTTCTGGGAGGCTCCCCTGACGGTATCACCGAGGATGGCCTGCTTATTGAGATCAAGTGTCCATTGACACGTAAGATTGAACCAAAGGTGCCCAAGTACTATATTCCTCAAATTCAATTACTTTTGGAAATTCTCGATCTTGACGAATGCGATTTCATCCAGTACAGACCGCCTACAGATCTCCCTGAGGAATTTGTAATTGTAAATGTGAAAAGAGATCGTGAATGGTTTGCAAAATCACTTCCCGTCATGGAGGCGTTCTGGCAGCGTGTGGTGGAGGGGCGGTCTAATGGATTTAGGTGTGAAATTGTGGAAGAACCCGCTTTAGAGTTTAAAATTCCTGTATGTGAAGTAGTATAAGATGGGGTGCACAAAATGCCGGAAGAAGGGGCTCCTGACCCTCAAGTGTAGGGACTGTTCTGGTGAATTCTGTACTGGCTGCATTCAACTTGAGACGCACATGTGTCCCATGTTGAGTGCCCGAAAGCAAATTGAAAAAAATGACCTAAGTTCCAAACTTGTCAAGGTGGAGGCATCAAAGGTTATTAAAATTTAACAGTCTTCATTACCACCATGCCGATGATAACGAGAATAAGAATAATAAGAATACGGTTATCTTCTTTATCGGCCCGGATAGCTGGACGGTCTGGACGTTCCCAGGTTACGACGCCATTGTCCAGTTCATATTTTCGCGCAGGGAACATGACATAAGGCGCTGGATTTACACCCACTTCTTTCAGGTACATGGGGCCTGAACGATTAAGATCAAGGGGGTTGAAGTGGTCGAGGGCTGGATTTTCATCCGTGTACGTCTGAGGCACCTCATCAATCTGAGTGGTGTATGTACCGTCCATAAAGTCTTTATAGAAGCCGTCAGTCGGGACACCAAATGTGTTCGTCCAGGTATATGCGTTAAATCCATCAATTTGGAGGCGGTCGTCTATCAAGGCTGCACTCGCCATTATTACTTTACATCTATATTATTTTCCTTGTAAATTTTTGTTTGGGCCTTCTGACGATGGAGTTCCCACATTTCATCCAGGTCAACCTTCAACATGGAAGCCAGCTGAAATAGATAACTAAATACGTCACCCATTTCCATGACGACATCTGTTCCACGGTCCTTCTTCAGCCCCGTCTTGCGATAAATTCGATGGGCCTGACGGATACTCGACGCAAGCTCCCCCATCTCCTCATTGAGCAACATCCAGACAATGCTCACTGGAGCCTTGTCCCAACCTTTTTGTTTACATAGTTCGGCCGTCTCGTCACGGTAACGGTTCATCTTGTGTTGTCATGGTTCTAGACTTTTAAGCTCTAATCTTACCAATCTGTTTATGAAACCTAAACACGATTACGACAGCTATAACTAACGCAATAATTTCAGATCCAAGGTGAATAGCCTTGAGTTCTTTTTCGTTCGCCGTCTTGGATTTGGCCCATGGTTCAATAATAGTAACACCCATCAATTGTATTATTCTGTCTATGGTAAAGAATATCAAAAAACCTGCAAGGATATCATCTAGATTTCTCATACTTAACTTATGTCCAGAATATTTTCAGTACTTAAATTAATGGCAGACACGGGCGCCGCTCCAGCTCCACAGGGAAATGGTATGAAAGTCGGCGTGATTATCGCTGTAGTTATAATCATTATAATATCAATAGTCACTGCAGTCTATTTTACTAACGCGACGTGCCCTGCATGGGGGAATAGTTGCGAAACTACTGACAGTTCTATATCAGTACCAAGCCCAGTACAGGGGCCAAGCCCAGTACAGGGGCCAAGCCCAGTACAGGGGCCAAGCCCAGGACCCACACCCGGAGAAGCGCAATACAAATTCCTAGGACCTACTCAACCGCAGATTGCCGGCAAAAACTTTATAACTCTTGTAACTGTTTACGGAGACTATTATACTACTTATGCAAGAGATGACGCGTCTACAAATTCATCAATTTCTATTGTGAAAAGAGACCATTCAGGTTTGGACCAATGGGGAATATCCTATCAAGCGAATGGTCAGGGAATGGGTAATTACAAATTTGCTAGAATAGACAATAATATAATGAAAATTACAAATATAAGATCATATGCAATTGATGGTTATTTTATAGACGCTGCCGGGAATGCAAAACCAAGTCCATATACAGAGGATGGACACACCATAACTCACTTTGATTTGGGTGATTTTTCAACTTCGGCTGCTGATGTTCAGCCTAACGCAAGTCTTCCATTGAAATTTATGCCAAAGACTTACGCGTGCCTGGAAAGCGAGACGCCATCAGGTGAGAATTGCCTTATTCCCGTGAATTATAATGGATATCAACAAAACTTCAGCAGCATGTTTACAAATTGGTCTGTAAATCCAATTGATCCCAATACAAAACAAAGACCTCGGGGATTTTGTCCAATAAATTATGAAGTAGTCGCACAATCACTTGGAGGTGCTCCTAATAAGTGCTCTTATGTACCTGCAGTTACCAATGCATCTGTACCTACCGCACCTGGTGTGGAACCCGTACCAGTACCTCCTTCACCCGTGCCCAGTGGACCGGTCACTTCATGCCCTTGTGGACAGTATCTAAAAAACGGTCAGTGTCTTGCCAACCCACCCAAGCCAGGTGGCGTTCTACCAGGTGGACGCTGGTGTGATTCGTGGTGGATGATGAACAATGATAAACTCACATGCTACTCGATGCTAAACGCGGGACCAGATAAACCTGCATATCTTGCTTGTTAATTAAAATGCAAATTTAGTATTGTCTGGTATCTTATTACCATAGGTGCTTGTGCTTACGGGTGCAGCGAGAGGTACTGGATTTTGTGAAATGTCTTTAATATACATGAGTTGCTGCAGAACACCGGTTGAGATGGTCTGGGTAGCCTCCTGTACGACCCGCTTGTTCATGTTGGCCACCTGGCCACGGACATCGACATACGGATCGGCCATAAGATTTACGTAGACGCGCTTCATGAGCGCCTGAAGATCTGCGTCATTTTGTTTATTAATTGTGTAACCTGTTTTCGACTTGATAGACTGGATGATGTCACCATGGATGGTTTCGCGATTGAAATCGGAAAAGAAGGCGTCGCTCAGGGGGGTGGGAAGGTAACGAGTACTCATTTATATGTACCGAGTTAAAAATTCATTCAAACCGGATGCGCGCGTTAAAATGTCCTTGGGCAGATGAGATGTTCACGTCCTCTTCAACACCTGCAGCCGGGAGACGGACGAAGCCATTACCACCGGAAGTGGTTGGCTGGGTTCGGTGCACGGTGACGCTCCCCTCGCAATACAGCATAACACCACGGTAGTCGGCAAGTACTTCAATAGATGAAGCCATCAGGTCGGTAATAGTGTTCGCCTGGCGAGCCTCAATCTTTTCCGAAATATATGCACACTCTGTGACATTAGGAGCAGGAGCCAGCGGGGGGGAGATGAGATCGGCGCCAAGGGACAGGACGGTGAACTTCATTTTTTGTTTGATTTAACCGTCTCACCTCGTCTCGAGCCGTGCACACAACTCAGCTTTTTAGCCTCGCCCTAGTGGGTTAAAAAAAACGAGCGCCTGTTTATAAATGAAGGTCATCAAGAGGTCAGGTGATGAGACGCCTATGTTGTTCGACAAAGTGACCAACCGAATTCAAAAACTATGCACCGGTTTGTCAGTCCACGCAGACAAGATTGCTCAGAAGGTTTTCACAAACATGTACGACGGAATTAAGACGTCAGAAATTGATGAAATCAGTGCAGACGTGGCAGTTCATATGATGACTGAACATCCAGACTATGAGACACTTGCTGCACGAATTCTAGTTTCAAATATGCACAAGATTTCTCCAAAGACTTTCAGTGATGCGATGGTGATCAACCACCATAATGGCCGCGTGTCTGATGAGTTCATGAAATGCGTTGCACTAGAACTTGATGCTGTGATCGACAATGACCGCGACTACGGGTTCGGGTATTTTGGCATCAAGACCCTGCAGAAAATGTACCTGAATGCAGGAGAGACACCCCAATATATGTTTATGCGTGTATCTATCGGTATTCACGGTGACGACATCAAACGCGTCAAGGAAACTTATGACCTGATGTCAAACCGCTATTTTATTCACGCGACCCCAACACTGTTCAATGCCGGTTCGAAAAGTCCCCAGATGTCAAGCTGTTTCTTGCTTGATATGAAAAAGGACAGCATCGAGGGAATTTATGAGACCATGAACCGGTGTGCTCAGATTTCCAAATGGTCTGGCGGCATTGGCCTTTCAGTCAGCAAGGTGCGCGCCAAGGGGTCGCGTATCGTGGGTACGAACGGTCAATCTGATGGCATCATCCCTATGTTGCGTGTATTTAACGCGACGGCCCGGTACGTCAATCAGGGTGGCCGCCGTAAGGGGTCTATCGCTGTATATCTGGAGCCATGGCATGCGGACATCATGGACTTCCTCGAGCTGCGCCTCAACCAGGGCGACGAGGAGGCCCGCTGCCGTGACCTGTTCACCGCTCTCTGGATCCCAGACGCATTCATGCGGGCTGTAGAAAATGACACCGAATGGCACCTCATGTGCCCTAACGAGTGCCCAGAACTCACTGAACTTCACGGCTCCAAGTTCGACGAAGCTTACGCAAAATATGTGGATGAAGGCAAATTCCGCAAGGTGGTCAAGGCGCGTGAGATTTGGGACGCCATCCTCAAGTCGCAGGTTGAGACCGGCACCCCATACATGTGCTATAAGGACGCTTGCAACGCCAAGTCGAACCAGCAGAACCTGGGTACAATTAAGTCTTCTAATTTGTGTACCGAAATCGTAGAGTTTACAGACGCTGAAGAGGTGGCCGTGTGCAACCTGGCATCCCTGAGCCTGCCTGCATTTGTGAAGGATGGCAAGTTTTTTGACTTTCAGAAACTTCACGAAGTTGCACGGGTTGTTACACGCAACCTAAACCGCGTCATCGACAAGAACTTTTACCCAATCCCAGAGGCCGAGCGGTCTAACAAGCGCCACCGTCCGATTGCCATCGGCGTTCAGGGCCTGGCTGACGTGTTCATGATGATGGGCTTGGCGTTCGACGATCCACAGGCGCGCGGTGTGAACAAGGGTATCTTTGAGTGCATTTATCACGCGGCCCTTATGGAATCGTGTGAGCTGGCCAAGACGGAGGGCCCTTACGAGACGTTCCAGGGGTCTCCGGCGTCCGAGGGCATCTTGCAGCATGACATGTGGGGTCACAGTGTTGGAGTTGATTTTTGGTCAGATTTGCGGGAGGATATCAAGAAGCACGGACTGCGTAATTCACTGTTGGTCGGCCCGATGCCGACGGCGAGCACGGCTCAGATCCTCGGAAACAACGAGGCATTTGAGCCATACACTACAAACCTGTATCTGCGGCGTACCCTTGCGGGCGAGTTCGTCATGATCAACAAGCACCTTGTGAAAGATCTGCACAAACTTGGGGTCTGGTCACCTGAATTGAAAAATCAAATTGTAAAGGACGGTGGCAGTGTGCAAAATCTGGACATTCCGGAAGAACTCCGCAAGGTGTATCGCACGGTATGGGAAATCCCACAAAAGTCAATTATTGAAATGGCGGCAGATCGCGGCGCTTTCATCTGTCAGTCTCAGTCTCTGAACATTTTCATGGAGAACCCTACACTCGCGAAGCTCAGTTCGATGCACATGTACGGTTGGAAGAAGGGGCTCAAGACGGGTATGTACTATCTGCGAACACGGGCAAAGGCAAAGCCAATTCAGGTGACGGTGCCCGTCGACCAGGCGGCCGCATGTCGGCGGGACAACCCTGATGGATGTATGATGTGCTCAGGATAAATATTGATTGATAATATTAATGAGCGTCCCTGCACCAACGCCACCAAGTCCAGTGACCGCACCGACCGCCTCTGCATGGGGCGGAACGGCAAAATCCGTTATAGGTCCAATTACGATTAAATCATCGACTGGTAAATATATGTACTTTAATACAGTCGATCAACAAGCCATTGCATCTACATTTGATGTATCTCTTAGCGACGCTCCACAATTGTTTTTATTTACTTCACAAATACCAGATATACAAAAAATACCCACCAACGTAGGTAATCCATATAACGGGACGCTATTTCCAGCCTACGTACAGACAGATGGCTCTTTATGGGCTTACGCGAGTTCTGGTTTCAACACTACAACTGGCGCAAACACACCAGGCGAAAAACATATGATACTATCACCTTTTCAACAGACGGCTACAAATTACAACACACCATACTCGCAGTCTTTTGGATGGAATTTTTGGGCTAATTCAGATGGGACTTATAACATTCAGAACGTCTCTACGGGGTACGCATCTCCTAGCAGTGATGGAACAAAGATCCTTCTAGGAGCATCTGCGATTGAGAAATGGACAATTGATTACGTGAGTTACCCACCGCCTCCACCAGCAGACCCACTTCCAGAGGACGCGCAAGCGCCCAGTCCTGCAACCGACAACTCTTTATGGATATGGATTGGTGTAGGTGTGGGTATTTTGCTATTATTCATATTGTTAATTGTAGTCCTCATGTCATCTTCAAAAAAAACAAGGGGTAAGTAATAATGAAGGAACTGTATACAGTTGAACCAGACGACGGTACGGCCGTCCAGGGGGGCGGAGAATTCACTATTCAGTCGAGTTCAGGAAAGTATATATACTGTGACTTGTCAAAAGGAACGAAGGTTACATTATCTGATCATCCATCTTATTTCAAATTTCAGAAGGGTGGTGACGGCTTCAACTCGGCTGAAAACTGGGGTGCTATCGTGTTTAACAGAAGTCCTATGTCTGCTAGATCCGTGGAACTCTATAAACTGAGAATAGAAGAGAACACCAATCCAACCGCGAATGTCATCGCGGTGCAGGACGGCACCCCCACGTGGAGAAAGGGGACGGGTGCATTTATGTTTTATAAAAACTCGGATGGATCTTATCGAATTGCAAGTCCAGAGATTGGTCTTTCAGGGACGCCTACGATGTTCTTGGGTATAGATCGTGATACATATTCGAAAGTTCAAACTACATTGTTACCGGGTGTGGTTCCTGAAAATTGGAGAATAACATACACTGGTAAATCCGCAATCAGTTCAATGGTGTCTCCTCCAACTATTATAACAGGTGGAGTTCTCACTCTCCCGCCTATTGACGTTGGTGGTATACTCGGCAATTCCACGCCGTCGCCATATAAAGACGCGCAGTGGTTTGAAGAGGTTGTTCGTGTGAATGCGCCTTTGACTTTCACCCCAGGTCCTGTCCCTCAGATGTTTGTACCGGGAACTCCAACGTACACACCAGACTCTCCGCCCGCTGAAGATAATTCCATGTGGATATGGATAGGTGTCGGTGTAGGAGTTTTATTTCTTTTAATACTTCTTTTTATGCTCCTTAAAAAGAAACCGGCACCAACCATTAAGAGATGATAACTGAGAGAATAATTCACTATATGGACATTGATACCCGCAGAGCTTACGGAATTTTGCCACGTAAACTCGATGAAGCTAGATGCCGGACTTTATGGTACCTTCTCAAATCTCATGATGGGATAATTTACGATACGAAAACACAGACGCTTTATAATTTTTTCACTTATCCAAAATGCTGGAGTATACACCGTCCCGTAGAATTGAGCGCTATGGTGCCCGAACAACCCGACAGCTCAGATTGGTGCATGTCCCTTTTCAATCTTGAAGAGCAACCCTTCGATACTGAAATATTTCATGAGGGTGGTGGGTATCAATTTATACCTAACATTAATAAACCGTGGATAACTGAATTAAAGGTACTTTTGAAATAAGAAATATGAAGGTTAAAATACCTGCAGCACTGCGTGAGCAGGTGTGGCTGGCGTGGTGTGGCGACCGCCTTTTCAAGCACAAGTGCTTGGTGACGTGGTGTGAAAATGTTATGACGCCCTTTCAATTCGAGGTGGGTCATAACATTCCTGAAAGTAAAGGAGGCGCGACTGACATGTCCAATCTGCGCCCTATTTGTTCTAAATGTAACAGGTCTATGGGTGACGAATACACGATCGACGAGTTTTCAAAACTGTCTCGTCCTAGTCCACGTCTGTTTGAGTGTTTTAGGTACTCGGCATCTGACGAAGTTTAGTCTCGATTAAACTAATCTGGCGATTAATCGCCGAACGCTGAGCCGTCAGTGCCGTTATCTGCTGCTGCATCAGACTACGCAGGTTGGTTCTGGCGCGACCCAGTGAAGGCGTGCGGCGCGGTGCCAGTGGGGGGCGACCTGGCGTCGGGGTCAATTTGCGCACCTGCGTCATAAGTTTACCGAGCTCAGCGCGCTGTGCGGCATTGATAGCCTTGAGATTTTCGAGAGCAGACTTGTAATTCTTGATAAAAGCCTTACGAATTTTATATTCGTTAGCGGCGGTCTGGGCCTCACGAAAATTTCTGCGTCCTTTTTGGATGATAGACGCGAGGCGCGCCTGATTTGCAGCTCGGCCCAGCGTAGTGTAAAAACCAAACTGAGAATTTGAACCGCGAAGCAAATTACCTATTTCTTTATTATTCATTTAAAAAGGTCAGACATTTTATTATAAATGCCGTTATGGTCTGAGATTGACAAGGAATTAATTGAAGTTGGTACTGGTCAGAGAGTTAAGTTCTTTTATCAGAATGGGGGGCCTCTGAGGTTTCAGATCCCACGCGGTCTGACGCGGTACGGAATTGGGTCATACAAAAGCCTGACGGTGGATACATTGAATAATAATGAATTCACCGATTGGTACAAACAACTTGAGAAAACTTTGTGCCCTCTCGAGCCTTTTAAATCGAACATATCAGAATACGGTCTTAGAATTAAGATTGATGATCGTACACTGCTATTTGATAACACGGGCGTGTATATTCCCACTGATATGTGTGAAGGGACGCTTCGGGGAGATGAGGTGTCCTGTATCGTAGATCTTGACGGGTATTATTTTTATAATGGGAATTACGGAATAACATGCAGGGCCTACCAAATCAAAACACACGGTGGATCGGTCGGGACTGATCAGCCTCAAGTAGAATTTAGTGAGTGCGCTTTTTTGGCGACCGACGCTTAATTCCGAAAATTTTACGCAGGTTGGACAGCAGGGTTTTGGTGGGGGCGCTGACTGAGCGAGACCGGCTGCGGCTCCGAGACCGGCTGCGGGACTTGGTTGGCATTTAGTATCTACTTAGAATAAATTTGCTTAGCACGGGTGTACAGCTCGGACCCCTTAGTCACAAGGGTAAATTCACCCTTCTTTATGCCCAGGGATTTCTTGGCCTTCTTCACAGCCTCAATCCATGGGTTCTTCTTCTCGGACTTGGACTTGTCCTTTGACACAATCTCACCGTTAGAATACTTGAGGTCCTTCTTGGTGAGCCCACCTGAGGTGTGGTGGGCGGTGCCGCTCATCACCTGTGCACGGGAACCAACAGCCTGGGTAGCGGTCATTTTATTATGAGGCGGGATTTTAATTTTGAAAATGTATTACACGCGGAATATCTTAGCCAGCGCCTGAATAGTAACCTTGGATTTTCCCTCGGGAATTTGCTTGGTGAGGCGCTCGTCGTTCAGTACTTGCGCGCAGATCGCCGACTTGTGACCCTGCAGCTGGATGATGCTTTGCTCTACGCTCGGGAGCTTTTCCTCCCCTACATAGAACAACTTGCGCACCACCACCTTGCGCACCTGCCCCGTGCGATGCGCGCGGCCGATAGCCTGCAGCTCAGTAGCCGGGTTCCATGCCGGTGTCGTAATGTAGACGCGAGTAGCCTCTTGCAAATTAAGGCCGACGCCTCCCGCCTTGATTTGTATGATAAATACCGCTCCACCTGGAGATTTCTTGAATGCTGCGATGCGCTCTTCGCGCTGATCTTTTGACACCGAACCGTCTATCCGGAAAGTGGGGATGGCGGCGTCATGCAGCAGCTCTTGGATCCGATCCATTTCTCCCATAAATTGGGTGAACACCAGCGACTTCTCGCCCCGGTGATTTGTGATCAAGTCCATCAGAGTTTCCATTTTGCGGCTGCGGCCAGTCCAGGGCTCTGGGTCAGCATCTTCCTTGACTGCAATTCCGTCAAGGTAAAGCTGCGGCCATGTGCTGACCTGGCGCACCCGAAGCAGCGCCTCAAGGACCTCCATCTGGTGCGCCCCTCGGTTCTCGGCTGCCAGGGCGTTCGACACCACATCCTGCCCCCGCCGGAAGACGTTATCGTACAGATCTTTCTCCTCCGGGTACATATCGAGTTCTATGTTTTCGAAATCGCACGGCGGCAATTCCAGGCGCTTGTTATGCTGGGCCACGTCAGCCTTGGTGCGGCGCAGCACGTACTTTTCTTGAATTAAGTTGCACGAGCACTGCACCTCAATTCGCGACATACCCATGAAAGCGCACAGGGCCACGAAATCCTTCATTGAATTGAAGACCGGTGTACCGGACAGTACCCAGCGGACGCGTGTCACCAGGGCGCGGCAGGCTACGTGCGTCTTGCTTTTTTGGTTGCGGATTTCGTGGCCTTCGTCCAGGATTACGCGGTCCCATCGGACCCCCAAAAGAGGGCACACGGCCTGCCCCTTGCGCTGCATCAGGACCGAATAAGGTGCGATAGTGATGTCGGCATGTGCTAGCTCGCGCTTGGGTCCGTCAAATGTGTGGACTGAAAAGTGCGGAGCAAACTTCTGGATTTCGTCACGCCACTGCGACACAATAGACTTGGGCACAATTACTAGTGTCTTGCGAAACTGCGTGTTGACACACATTGTCGCCAACATTTGCACAGTTTTGCCAAGACCCATCTCGTCACAGAGGAAGCCGCCAGGGTAGTCCGCGGCATTTTCGCGCGCCACTAGCCAGCGGACGCCCTCGTGCTGGTAAGGGGAGATGAGGCGGGTCCTGAGCATTTTTTGCGTTACTCTACCATCCAGGGCGAACTTGACCCGGGCACACAACCAACTTTTTCCTCACCACCTAGTAGGATGGCAACAGCCAATTCAATTGTGAAATTGTTTACTGGTCTTAAAAAAACTGGTATGAACACGTCGCAAATTGCAACTCAAATTAGTAACCTGTTCAAAACTAACCGGAAAATTTATGGCCGTTTGACACCTAAACAGGAGCAAGTTTTCACTAAAATTGTTCAGGAAAATCCTGAATTTATAAATCGAATTGGTAATCCTGAAAGTAAAAGTAGAATTGCAAATCAAATGACTAAGCTGTTTGAAATTCCTGAAAGTAAACGTAGAATTGCACCAGGTTTTAAAATGCCAAATAGAGGAAGAAATATCAGATTTCAAATGCCCCAATTTCAAATGCCAAATAGAGGAAGAAATATCAGATTCAGATCACGCGAGAGGAGACAGCCAAATATTGTTATGGGATACCCTGTATTGCCTCCTATTACTAGAGCAACTGTAAGAGCCCTAAATAATATACAGAAACCCGTAAACAACGGAGACCCTAAACCACCCCTTCCCCCACCCAAACCCGTAAACAATGGAGGCCCTAAACCACCCCTTCCCCCACCCAAACCCGTAAA